ACTTTGTTGGTGAAACTGAAACAGGAGACTTTGTTGGTGAAACTGAAACAGGAGACTTTGTTGGTGAAACTGAAACAGGAGACTTTGTTGATGGAACACTTGGCGAGATGACATTACTTATCAAATTTCGAACGATATGTAAAGACCGTAAATTATAATGGGTTATATTTTGTAGTCCGTTACACAAACCACAAAATAACACAAAACTAATAACTGATATATTGACCATATTTTGTATATTATAACTAAACATAATTATTTCTTCTTATTTTTTTACTTTTTCTTAGTAAACGTTTTTTATGTGTTCGTTTATTTTTACGTGTTCGCTTTTGACGTCGTCTCTTGGTTTTACCACCTTGTCTTAAAAATGACTTGGGGTTTTGTTGACTTTCAAACTTTTGAATTAATTCCCTCAAATTCTCTTGAACTTGTATTTCATCATTTAATTTTTTTATTTCACGTTCTAGTTCCTCTTGTTTGGTTTTATCATCACTTGGTTTGGAAGAAAAAATATTAAATATAGATGAACTTTTACTTAAATTTTTTTTAATTGACTGAATTGATTTTGATTTTTCCAATCTTCTATTTAGTTGTTGCTCTGGCGTTGATGAAGAAACATAAACATTCAATTTGTCTAAATCATTCGCGGATTTTAATGCATTAAAGTTTTGGTCTGTTCTTGTTATCATGGTTGTCAAAAACGTTTGTTTTTCTTGCAATTCCAATGTTAACCCACGAACTTCTTCGGGCGTTTTCAAATAAAGTTTTAAATAAGGAATTACAATTTCACGAATAATAATATCAAACATATTGAACCCTAACCATTTCTGTTGTTCACAATCATCCTCACTAAAAAGTTGTCTTTCGCTTTCTATTAGTTCAATAAAATCTTGACAATTTGTTAACACTATTGATTTTACATCTTCGGGAACAGTATTGTTTGGTTCAAACAAATTTATATACAGTTTAAATATATCAACATAATATGTAAGCATTTCAACCATTTCAGTGCAATTGACTAATGATACTCTCTCATATTGTCCATTTTGATACACGTTAATCATCGCAAGTTTTAATTCATTTAAATCTTTTATTAGTCCAGGAACGGAAACACTATTGGATTGTTGCATATTCAATTGTAAATGTTCAAACGTTGTCACATAATTTTCTTCAAAGCTTTGAAAATATTGTTTTAATGTTTTTGTGTCGTCTTCTACGACGTGCGCTCTTTGATTAAAATGATTTTCTTTCATTAGAACTAAATTAACTAATGTTGACATTTTGTCTTCAATTTGTGACAATAACATTTCATATTGAGTTATTTTGTTATTTACATTGTTTATAGTTTCTATAAGTTGTTCTATTGTTGTGGCGTGTTCTTGTTTTTTCGTTTTGTTTAAAACAAAAGTGTTTGATTTTTTTGTTTGTATTTTCTGTTTTGAAAGTTCATATATTTTTACTTGCATTTTTAAATCAGTTATTTTATCTTGAACTTTATTTTCAAATTCTTTCAACTTATTTAGGTTATTTTTAATACCATTAAATTCTTTATAATAACTTTGTAGTTCAATTATTTCAAATTGGGAGTTTGTACTATCGGTTGACCTTGCGCTGTCTACGGAATTTAATGACTCTGAAGATATTTTCGTCATTAAATTCGGTTGATTTTTTTGTAGTTCTTTTTCAAATTCTATTTTTTTTTCGTTAAACAAATTTGACGCTTTTTTTTTGAATAAATGTTGCTTTAAATGGTCAAGAACTATTTTTTTAGCGTAATTTTCTTTTCCATACGAACCCTCAGTTATTTCCAGATAATATTTATACAAGTCTTGTCCAGTTATCCGATTTGGATCCGATTTTTGATACCATAATATATTATTATCTTCAATACGTTCCGGCATAATAAATGCTTTTTACATAAATACAAATAAATTATTTTCCAAGATTTACAATAAAAATTGAAACCATTTAAAAATTTCATGGGACTTATACAAATAGACCAAAACCATGGATAATAACCTTTCGCACAAATATCAACAAAAGACGGATAAGCAACATATCCTAGATAACCCCGATACCTATATCGGGTCTATCGAGGAAGTTGACTCCCAACAGTGGATATTGAACGAAACCGGTGATAAAATTTACGAAAAAAATATTTCCTATGTACCTGCTCTCTTCAAGTTGTTTGATGAGGGTATTGTCAACTGTCGTGACCATTGCATTCGCATGCAACAAGCCATCGCCAATGGACAGTCCAACTCCCTCCCCGTCACCTACATTGATGTTTCTGTCAACCAAGAAGATGGAACCATTACTATGACCAACGATGGAAATGGTATTGACGTGGCAGAACATCCCGAGTATAAGATTTGGATTCCTGAACTCATCTTCGGTCACCTTCGTACTTCCACCAACTATGACAAGACGGAAAAGAAAATCGTCGGTGGGAAAAACGGGTTTGGATTTAAACTTGTATTAATTTGGTCTACCTATGGTTCCATTGAAACCGTCGACCACGTTCGCGGACTGAAATATTTTCAAGAGTTCAACTCCAACTTGGATGTATTGGGAAAACCCAAGATTACCAAGACGTCTAAAGCAAAACCGTATACGAAAATCACATTTCGCCCCGACTATGCGCGTCTAGGTCTCACCGGTCTAACCGATGATATGATTGCCTTGTTGAAGAAGCGTGTGTATGATGTGGCAGCCGTGACGGACAAGTCGCTCAAAGTCAAATACAATTCTCTCCCTATTCCAGTCAAGACATTCCAAAATTATTTGGACATGTATATTGGTGGTAAGGAAGAAACCAAACGCGCCTATGAAGAAGGTGGTGACCGCTGGGAATACGCTGTTGCCCTTTCTCCCAACCACGAATTCATGCAAGTGAGTTTTGTCAACGGGATCCATTGTTCCAAGGGGGGTAAGCATGTGGAATACATTCTCGGTCAAATCACTCGTAAGTTGGCGGCGTTCATCGAAAAGAAGAAGAAGATTACCGTAAATGCGAATAGCATCAAGGAACAACTCATTCTCTTCTTGCGTTGTGACATTGAAAATCCCGCGTTTGATAGTCAGACCAAGGACTATATGAACACACCCTCGTCCAAGTTCGGTTCCACGTGCACCGTGTCAGATAAGTTCATTGAAAAGGTTGCCAAGATGGGAGTCATGGATGCGGCGTGCGCCATTACCGAAGTGAAGGAAAACAAAGCAGCGAAGAAAACCGATGGTGCAAAAACCAAGAATATTCGTGGTATTCCAAAACTGATTGACGCCAACTGGGCCGGAACTGAGCGCTCATGTGAATGTAGTATCATCTTTTGTGAGGGTGACTCGGCAAAAGCCGGTATTGTTTCGGGTCTTTCCTCCGAGGACAGAAACATTATTGGTGTGTATCCGATGAAGGGTAAAATCCTCAATGTTCGTGGTGAGCAAACCAAGAAGATCGCCGAGAATAAAGAGATTGCTGATATCAAGAAAATTCTTGGACTCGAAACGGGGCGTTCTTACAGCGAAGAAGACGTGAAGAAGGTATTGCGTTATGGCAAAATCATTTTCATGACCGACCAAGATTTGGATGGTTCGCATATCAAGGGTCTTGGTATCAATCTATTTCAGTCGGAGTGGGCGTCCTTGGCAAACATCCCCAACTTTATCGGTTTCATGAACACCCCCATTTTGAAAGCGCGAAAGGGCAATCAAGAACTCGTCTTTTACAACGAGGGGGAATATCAAACCTGGAAAACCGAACAACTTGGACTCACTAGTGATGTTGTCGATATTTCAGAACCCGTCAAGGGTTGGAAAATCAAATATTACAAGGGTCTTGGAACAAGCACCGGTAAAGAATTCCGTGAATATTTTGAAAAGAAGAAGTTCGTCGGTTTCAAGCACTCGGGCAAATCCAGTGATGACGCGATTGATATGGTCTTCAATAAAAAACGCGCAGACGATAGAAAGATTTGGTTGGGCGAATATAATCGCGAGGATTACTTGGACACGAATAAATCGGACATTTCTTATGAGGAATTTATCAACAGAGAACTCATCCACTTTTCCAAGTATGACTGTGATCGAAGCATCCCCAATTTGATGGATGGACTGAAAATCAGTTTGCGCAAAATTCTGTATTCCGCATTCAAGAAAGGACTTACTCACGAAATTAAAGTTGCCCAATTCACTGGTTATGTCTCTGAGCATTCGGGATATCATCATGGCGAGGCGTCATTGAACGCTGCGATTGTGGGTCTAGCGCAAAATTTCGTCGGTTCCAACAACATCAATCTCTTTGCTCCCAACGGGCAATTTGGAACGAGGTTGAAGGGTGGTCAAGATAGTGCGTCGGAGAGATATATCTTCACGCATTTGAATCGTATCACTCGCCACATTTTCAACGAACAAGATGATAAAATCTTGAAGTATTTGAATGACGATGGTCTCTTGGTGGAACCTTTGTATTACGCACCCATTCTTCCCATGATTTTGGTGAATGGCGCCAAGGGTATTGGCACAGGATTCAGTACGGATATCATGTCCTATAATCCAACGACGATTATTCAGTATTTGAAATCCAAGTTGATGTTGGAAGATACAAGCAACATTCATTTCATCCCTTATTATGAAGGATTTACTGGAACCATTACTCCCGCCACACAATCGCAACAAGACGGTAAGTTCTTGATTCGCGGTAAGTATGAAAAGGTCGGACCCGATAAGATTCGTGTTACTGAACTTCCGGTTGGAACATGGACGGATGATTTCAAGGAATATTTGGAGACTTTGGCCGACGCATCGGCAGTGGATAAAGCTGGAAAGAAAATTCCGGCCATCGTGAAGGACTATGATGATATGTCAAAAGACACAACCATTGATTTTACGATTACGCTTGCCAAAGGAAAGGTTGCCGAGTTGGAGGCAATTTCACTGGAAAACGGTTGTAATGGTCTGGAAAAACAATTCAAGTTGTTTACCACAGGCAGCACAAGCAACATGCATCTCTTTGACGCATCCGATAAGTTGAAGAAGTATGGTTCGGTCAAGGAAATCATTGATGATTATTTTGAGACACGTCTTCACATGTATCAGGTTCGTAAGGAGTATATGATTGAAGCGCTAACCAAGGAACTTGTCCTGTTGACGAACAAAATGCGTTATATTCGTGAGAACTTGGATGGAACCATTGATTTGCGTCGTAAGAAGAAGGAGGAAGTTGTTGCGATGTTGAAGAACAAGGGTTATGATGTAATTGGGGATGATGAAGATTACAAATACTTGACAAAAATGGCGATGGATAGTGTGACGGAGGAGAATGTTGCCAAGTTGGAAAAGGAACATGGTGATAAGGAGGGGGAATTGAATCGGGTCAAAGAGACGACTATTCAACAAATGTGGTTCGGCGAATTGGAGAAGTTAGAAGAAGAGTATGTGAGATTCCGTGAGGAGCGAGAACGGTCTATGAGTGGAGACACAAAAAAGAAGTCAGGTGGAGGCGCACACATTGTAAAAAAGAAGAGTGCACTGAAGAAACAACTAACTCTTGTAGAATGATTTAATTTATAAATGACAAAACGACAAAACGACAAAATAATAAAAAAATTATGTTATAATACAATAAACATGAGGTTTACTCGCATTGACTTGTATAATTTTTTTTTAGATAACAACGTAAATTATAATGAAAACATTATAAAAAAAGTTGTGGAAGAAACAACAAAAGATGTGTTACAACTAAACTTATTAGGCGTAACAAGTTATAAGACAAAATTTTATCCATATACTAAAGAATTTATGGATACAATCGTTTGTGAACTAAAAGATATTTTTAACGACAGTGATATTCAATTAGAAATTTCTTCATCCAAAGAAATCGCTATTAAAATTTTTTGGAAATTCATTTAAAAAATTGAAACAACACTTTTATACATTTTTTTAGCAAAACAAAAAATTAATAATGACAGAAGAAAACGTAACAGAAGAGAACAAATCAATTTTAACCTTCACTCCAATTGGAGAATTCAATTTTAAAAAAGAATATAGTGGTGCAATTCACAAGTTTGGCACATTTTCTGTGAGAAGAGTCAAACCATTTCGAGCACTATTGGAAAAATATAACTTTGTGGACGACTTACCAAAAAATTTCCTTGGAAAATACGATGGTCAGTTGGCAAAGTGTGTGAACTTGAATGGGTCTGGCGATGTCGAGTTGTTTGATTTAAACAACCTATATTTAACGAGTAAACAACAAACACCTTTTGTTTCTGGTGACATATACAATGTTATTAT